TGCACCAGAGTTCTCCAGGTACTCTGTGTGTGGAATGATCTTCCAAACCTGGTGCCCATCTTTGAGATTGGCATGCTGTGTACCATCATGGCTGTCCTTCTCTTCGATGCACGGGATGAGCTTGGAGATACTCCTCCCGCCGAGGGGACACCTGAACGTTTCGACTGGCTTGCTAGACGGACGCACTGGGTTACCCCTTGGGGTCTTCTCCCGATAGTTCTCGTAATGTTCATCGCATGGTTCTACCACCTTCAGTTCTTTCTTGGGCTGGCCCTCATCGGGGGGGCCCTCAGGATCCTTTACGTGGCAGTCCGCGGTGGACGTTTCGAGACTGTTGTCACAACCGACGAGCTTGGGCACAGATCAACTGAGACATTTGAAGTCTTCCCTAGTGTTTTCGGCGTTAAGTTCCTTGACAGCTTGGCTGTTGGTCTCATTGGCCAGCTACGAGTGGGCAAGGCACACCGCCGCGCGGAGGGCGCTAGTCGCGTCCCTACGCCGATCACAGAGGAAGATGGAAAGAGACGCGGCCTTGGCACGCAATCTCAGACTGGTAATGGCGACACATCAGTGGAAACGAGTAGACGGGGATCACCTACCTCAAGACGCGGGGGGTCAAAACTTCGCTCAGAGGTGGGTCAAGTACACTCATCTAAAACGGGAAGCTCTGGTTCCACCGGAGGAGGATTCATTTCCTTCTTGAGCGGTGGCACCTATCGACCCCCAGTTACTTCCGCGCAAGCGGCAGCTCAATCAGCTGGTGTGCCGTACACTTACCCTGTACAATCAAGTTCGTCATCAACCTCAAGCAGTGGGACAAACTCTGGTCCCATTGCTGCTGGCCTCCTGCAAGGGATGAAGGCCGCAACAAGCAGTCAAGAGTCAGGAATCACTAAGTATGAAGTAGGAAACTACTGGTGCTACACCTCCACTGAGATGTGGCACACGATACTTAAGGATGCAGCCCTGAATGGCACTCTCAAGGGATTCATCTACGACGAGGTACCACCAGTCGTGGGTGTAGCCCTAGTGCCAAAGAAGAAGAATGGTGTGCCGGTCACCGATGCCCCCCAGGAACGCTACCGAAAGGATGCTGATGGGAGGTATTATTTGGTGGACGACGCAGGCAATCGTCTTCGTTTGGCTAAATTCGATATCGCATACAATCCGGACAAATGGACGAAAACCAAGGGCGGCTATCAGGCCGACAACGGTGACGTCTACCGAGACAGTGATGACTGGGCCCAACGGCGCTCCCAGACACCGCAGGATTACTCAAAGTGGATGAAAAACAAGGGGAAGAAACTCATGTCAGACTTCGAACAGTGGGCTAATGATGCACCAGTCATCTTCGGCCAGACCGAGGATGATAAGTTTGACGAGTACCTTGATACCATATACGGTGATACCGGTGACTGGGGCGACGAGGTCGACCGCGAAGATGCATACCTCCTCAGAGATTGGGCTCAGGGGAAGGAGTCAGCTGGAGTTCCACTAACAACATGGTGGAAGTTCTGGAACTACCTGCGTAACAAACCCGCCGATGAATACTCCATCTACACCCCTCCGGAGTTGGTGAAGCTAGTAGACGCGTGGGATGAATTTGGTCCGCTGGTTACACCAGAACAGGTCGAACAGATCACACAGCAGCCCCCAAAGGGCAACAAAAAGAAGAGTAAGGGCAAGGATAGAATCCTTGTGGCTTCCACAGAGACAGAGGAGCCGCACGTACAGGAAAGTCGAGTACTGCGGGCGTCTCCCGAATCTGCTGTGCGAACGGCGTGTACAACAGTTGCCCATCGATCGTGTTTCCCACTTCTGGACAAAATCCAGGGGCAGGAGATGCATCTTGGGACTCTCACCTGGACTCCAGGTAAGCTCTCAACTTTGAATCACGTCACAACCAACCCACACCCTGTGTTCCTCGTGCAAGGACCCCATGGCATGGAACGAGTGCGTCTCAGCATTACGGACTGTGCTGTGGGACCTCAAGGCGAGCGCGTGAACATGTGGCGTGTCGACAAGAACTTGGAAGAGTTCCTACGGGCTCGTGGGTACTACCCATTGAACCCGAAGCTCTGTCCTGACAAGGGAAAGTGCTCAGTCGTCCACGTCCGTGAAAACGGAACATTCGAGGGCGACGGAGGCGAGTACGTCACGGACAAGAACGACACATCATTCGCAGAAGCGCGATACCAATCGCACGGAAAATACAGTGGTGGACCTGTGGTAGAAGGCCAACTGGATGAAAATGTCTACAAGGGATCAAAGTCACTAATCGGGTATCACGCTCGAGGCGGCTCCCAAGGGGCAAGCAATTTCTTCCTTCGGACTTCACCGGAGATTACACGAGCTCTTCAGAAGCAGGGCAAGATGCGCAAGGCGTGTGATGGCGCCAAGTGCACCTGCACCTTCGAAGAAATCCCCGACATCACACTCGGGCCCAGCGAAGCAAGGCTGGGAGCTCAGTTCGCAATGGCGACAACAGGTCCTTTTCGGCTGACCCACCCAAAGCAGGGTGGGAAGCGCAAGCAGACCAAGATCTCCGGAAGATCCGAGGGGAGGACATCCAGCACAACGTCTTCACCGCAACACGGCAAGCAGGAATCGCAGTCGAACGCCTGCATCCAACCCCAGGTAGCCTCCGCTACCTCCCCCGGCTCAGGGGCGCAAGATACTGGGACCCAGTCTCAGAGCTCTTCCGCTCAATGAAGTCGGAGCCCTACCCAGGGTGCGATCCTGATCCACGGTTTCGCACTATCGGGTTCTTGCCGTGGATGTCGCGTGGGAAAAACGACCCGTTTCCCATGTCGGCACGTGTTCTAACAACGGGCGTACAACTCCCCGGCGGTCCGTTTAAGTACGGCATGATGAAACCATCTCGATCTGATGGTATGCGGGGGGCGGAGCGATTTCTGGGCTGGCCATTCGTTTGGTTCAGCCCTGAGGTCGTAGCCGCTTACATCAAGCAAATGTACCCTGAGCTCAAGGGTGCATGCCGAGTAGTCGATCTCGATGAGGTGATCATAAACCCAAGAGGCACTGCCGGTCCCTGTTTCAGAGGGAAGAACATGGTCCAGGCCATCAGAGAGCACCCGGATTTGATTGGTATTCCGCATTATCGATTCGGTAGCAGGGTCCTATTCAAAATGGCACCTAAGTACGAGATACTCCCAGTTGAGAAGCTTGAAACAGGCACACCCCGCACCTTCGCTTTTCCGGACTTCCACCACAAGATTCGCTGGACAAGACTCGTTCAGCACTTCAACCAGTACATCCAAACGCTGAAATGGTACCGACCAGTTTCGGGATCAATAAGCTTAGTAGACGACTGGGATGATTTCTGGCGAGCGCTAGACCAGTATCTGTGGAAGATTATCAATGATTTCCGTAAGTATGACTCAGGATACCCCAAGTTGATGCACGCTGCCATGTGCCTTGTACGGCTCTGGGCATTTGACAGCAGTGTTACCGACGAAGAAAAGAAGGAACTGAAGTACTACTACAACAGCTTGCAAGAGCTACTTGTTGTACTCCCCAACGGACAGGTCGTCAACCTCGACAATGGGCAGATCTCCGGTCAACCTTCAACTACTACTGACAACTCGGTGGTTTCCTCATTCATGCTTGACCTCGCGTTTTCGGTAATCGCGTGGTCTAACGAACTTCAAAAGCCAATCGATGACGAACTAGTCCACTACGCGTTGATTCATCGCCACCGCGATGTCGACAAGCTCGTCAGGATTAAAACCGGCGGTGACGACTCAGCAAGCGCCACCGACATGCCTCCACAAAAGTACAGAGAAGCACTGGATCTTGTGTCACGGAGGCATGGATTTGCTGTAAAGAACGAGGACTTTAAGGTTACACAGGACATCACCGAATGTGGTTTCCTGGGAGGTAGAGCGTACCGACGAGAAGGGCGCTTTGTCTATACACCCAAAGATCCGCGCAAGATGTTGGAGTCAATGTTCCTCCAAAAGGCAACACTCTCAGTAGAAGAGGAGTATAACAAGCTGCTTTCATTAGCGGCACTCCTTTGGAACACCGAGCTCTTTGACAGGGGCTATGAAGTGTACCATTCCTACTACATGCAAGAGTCGCGCCGCACACGTCTAGCGCCACCACTCACCAAAGACCAGATCCGAGCGTTCTGGCTAGGACAAGAAGTTGCAGGGCTGACGCGCCCCCAGCAAGGGGCGCTCTCAGTCAGGCATGTCCTAAGCGCAGCGGCTGGTGATTTTTCTACTTTTTATTCACCGACCACAGTTTCAACAGTACTCGCGCGAGCGAGGGGCCCTGAAATGAAAGCTAG